GGGCAAGGTCTTGAAAAGGCAATATCGAAGAATGTTGCCGGGCTACGAGGACTTCGAAGAAGAGCACATCTTTTGGATGGGCTCCTTCTGTTCCTCAGTTCCTAATAATTCTCTATATCCACTAAAATGGAGACGGAAGATTACTTGGGATGTGCCACCTCAATACCATGCCACGCTCATATACCGGTATACAATGCCGGAAATGAGTGAAGCGGAAGCTAAGGTTAAGGGCTTTCTGGACATGTTGGGGATCAGATTTGATCTCTCAACTATCTGGAATGCTATTCGCCTATCCTTCCTTGTTGATTGGGTGGTGGATGTATCCTCTTGGTTACGTTCATTCTCAGTCGATAACTTGGGTATCAAAACCGAGGTGATCGACTTTTGCCATAGTGTAAAAGCGTCACAACTCTCGGAGTCGTACTGCACCCCATTTAGATATGGGTATGGGCCTCTTTTCGAGATCCAAACTGTGCAAGCGTATCGAACTCGGTACGAGCGTAAGCGGGCCAATCCTGACCTGCACGCTTTGACAACCTCTGGGATTAACTTGCGCGAAGCTGTACTTGGTACAGCCTTAGTGCTAGCAAATCAGAGGACTAACAAACGTGTTCGTCCCTCACAAGCGTCCACCGGTAAAATTACCGATGACTCGCCATGAGGGTGGAACAAAACCATAAACAACCAAGAACACCATGTTCGCAATTGACCTCACAAACAGTCCGTCCGCCCCATTGACCGCTGGTACAGCTTCAGTTTTAAACTTTAGCCTGCTATCAGCGCCTATGGGTGCCGGACAATCCATTCGCTCTGTCGCGACAGTGGCAACAACAGCACCGCACACCCTCAAGATCGGGCATTCCACCCGATCTATCAAAGGGCTGCGGTATTCTGCTACCAAGCAGCAATCGCCTGATGTTATCATCGACCGTCACCTAGTCCGTGTGGACAAAGTGGCGGCCACTCCTACACTTGGTCTCTCAGACCCAACGTTCGCCATAACTTTTGGCGCTCAGTTGGTAATCGAGGTACCTCGCATCGGAGCCGACACACCATCTCCTCAGTTGGTGATGGATCAGATTTTGCGCATCGTAACGATGCTCAATCCCAGCGGTAACGCTGGTCTGATCCAACTGATGAACGGAGAGCAGTAATGCTCATCTTATACACTCGTACTTAACCCGTAAGGGCCAAACACATGGATAAGAAAACGTTCATCAACTACGTACTGATTATAATGATCGGTATCGTGGCGAGCAACTTGGTTTCACGTCTTACAGAGCGGCTTTGGCTAATCGCCAAATCAGCTCTTCGTGAACCAGCTACTGGAACATACTATCGTTGATTCGTCAACTTTGGTTGTTGGACTGAAGCAAAGTATACACAGCACTCCACCGAACATATCTCCCCTGCTAGGAAACCCTAATATAGGTTCCTTTCAAGAGATCTCGGTTCGGGGTGCGTATGCGTGCGCTTGCCTCAATTCAGAGGCTGTAGAGAACATGGCAGGACTGTCAACCTCATATATATAAGGTAACATGAAAAGCCTATTCGCAAGTGCTGAGTTAAATCAGTACTTTAGAACGTTAAGCGCTCTCTACAGAGATGTAGCCAGGGCATATCCTGCTAGGAACCAGATCGAGTGTGCCAGAGACCTTCAAACAGTCTCTGAACGCATTAATAAAGAAGGGCTTTCGTTTTTGACGAAGACCCTTCCATCCCTTGCAAAAGCGATTGACACCGCTCTAGCAAGTGATACTCCCCTCCGGGTCCCCGCTTTTGCAAAAAAGCGAGGATCTAACCTACCCATTTTCATGGGATGGCTATTGGGTTGTATCTTCGATACTGATGGCTCCGCACTTCCTGCCAAGGAAAGTGCGGGGCTAGCCTTGAAGCACGCGAGACAGTTGCTCTACTTGTTTTACAAGTTGGAGCTACCGATCGACCAACGGTCTGTGGTGAAAACCATTGATTCGTTTAAAGCCACTGATCTTGCGCTTGAGAAAGCGTGGGATCTTGACTTACAGCAACGACGTGCGGTGAAGCAAGCACGAGCTCTTATCATGAGAGTTTTGTGCAATGCTGATCCTCGGAAGATTATTCCGAAGCACGGACCTGGTGCGGTGTCTACAGGCGAAAAGCCATGGGAAAAGTCCACTTTTAAGCGGATATACCCAGAACTTGATCGCACTTACCCGTACACGGACCATATGTTCTTCAACTATTCGCATTTATGCGACGAGTTGGGTCCACGTGGTCTCGCTGGTCTGGAAATCGCTTCCGAACCTCCTACTGCGAAAGTAGTGTTGGTTCCGAAGGACTCCAGGGGTCCTCGGTTGATATCCATGGAACCCCTCGAAATACAGTGGATACAGCAAGGTTTGAAAACCTTGTTAGTAGACACTATCGAGGAGCACCCTCTAACCTCACGGCATGTAAACTTTGCCGATCAAGAGGTTAACAGGCAGCTAGCCTTAAGCTCGTCGCGAGACGGCCTAAAGGTCACCCTGGATATGAAGGACGCTAGTGATCGTGTATCGCAGCAGCTAGTACATACACTCTTCCCCTTAAACTGGGTGGAATGTATGGAAAGCTGCCGTTCAACACGGACACTATGTCCGAACGGCGACACAGTCCAGTTAAACAAATTCGCTCCAATGGGATCAGCTTTATGCTTTCCTGTTGAGGCGCTATGTTTCTGGGCGCTGTCTTGCGCCGCTCTGATGGTATATAAATCCTATGATATTCGGCAGGCCGCCGAAAGGATTTGGGTTTACGGTGACGACATCGTACTCCACACGGAAGACTACCGTGTGTGTATGCAGCTACTTGAATCGGTTGGACTCATGTTCAACCAGTCCAAGTGCTGTACAGGGGCTCACTTCCGTGAGTCCTGTGGGCTCGACGCCTATAATGGCGTCGTTGTCACGCCCCTGCGCTTTAAGCGCAGATGGGTGCCGTCACTGCCAGTCCAAACCTGGGCTTCTTGG